CTGGGAGGACCGATCTTGCTAAACATCAACGTTAGTTGACGCAAAGCATAGATTGCTTCGATATCCGGATTCTCCAACAGCACGCCACTACTAGGGTCGAACACACGTCCAAGGAAACCTTGCAGAAATGCAGGGAGACCAATAGGACCAGACATCTTAAAAGATGTCTGATCTGAAGGGACGACGAGACCATGGTCAAGCCATTTTTCGATGACCTTCCCATAGTCCGCCAGGGTAATCGCCAAAAACGACAACCCCTCGTGTTCAACCCGTCTCTCGACAGTTTTTATGTCGAGAGTGGCGCTGGTGCAACATCGTGTCGCCATTTCATGTGCGACACAGGACCAGAGTGACGTCAGGCTTTTCATGGTCCCCTCCTTTCAGTAGGAAGGTGATCATCCCTAGCCCATGACGACAAGACTCAGACGGAAATGAAGTAAGGCCGATAGGGAAGCACAAAGTACGATACCTTGTACTTCCGTTGACGCCGAACCATTACCGTAGAGTTTGCTCTCTCATCAGTGACCACACTGAGTGGTACTGATGAAAGTATTACCTAGCAGATAGATAGCATTGATCACCGCGACAGATGCCACTAGATATTTTCTAGTGACGGTATGACGCGGATAACGATCAGCGCTATATCCTTCATGAGGACCAAATCCTCCTGAAGGACCACCTGGATCCGGTAGGACGTCCCGATTTGACTCGGGAGATCCTCCATTGCCAGGACTATCCGCTGACATGGTGATGCCAGCTCATAGGAATGCAAGCCCATTGGGACCTCGCTACCCCCGAAATTAATCGGTGAGATAACGAAAGTCCTTAGGACTCGCCTCCGAGGAGCTTGACAATCATCAAGTCCGAAGAGCCGATGATCAGGGTTTTGAAGCCCTGCCACACGGCATTTGCCTCAGCCGGCGTAAAGCCAGCCTTAGGCAAATCGAACACCAGGTAGTTCGACATGGACACCTGGACGTTCTCGGCCGGCCTGAAAGGGTCGGCCGTCATCTTCGAGGTATCGACCCGAAGGAGTCGCCGAGTGCGCTTCCCATAGGTATGGGAAGCGTTCAACTTGACGAGTCCGTCACCACTTTGGTACTCACTCGTATCGTCCCCCACGCTTACGCGCGGGAGCGACGAAGTGACACCTCCGATGGTGATTGACAGTGGGTCGGCAAACGACATGAGCATCACTCCTAGGAGCCCGGTTAGACTCCCTGTTGGCGGTAATATACGCTGACATGAGTCCCATACTACGATCGGCTTAAGCCGAGCGCAGTAAGGATGGCTATCTGACGGGCGGAAAAACCGTCCCAGCTCAAGCCAAAACCGTAAGGCGTTGCTTGGCGTCGAATCTTGGTCTCAACGACCATCTTGACGCCACTAGGTTGGACATTACCGGGAAAACCGGTCTTTCCAACGTATGTATAGGTCTTCTCGTGAAGCTTATGCTCCATGATGTAACCATACAGCAACACCTGTCCGTCGATTGCCCAATTCGTCCAGTTGGTAAGAATATCACCAACATCAACGAACCAGTCGACGGCCCAGCTCCATGGCATAAGGTTCCAGACAGCGTCTGGAGTCAGTGATATTCCAAGCAATTTTCTTGCCTGGATGGCGTGCCTCGCAATAGCGTTCCTCGAGCTATCAGCTTCTGGAACAAAATGCGTGAACGCGCCACTAAACCACCGACGTACAGAGAGTTTCTGACTCACGTACACCTTACCCCAATCGGAAAAGCCCGGTAGGTAGAGATCTGTCGTACTCGGCGCAAGCCAAGGCGACTCGCCTGAAAAGGCAACCTCTACAGACTGGGAACTTTCCTCCGGGAAGTCAGCCTTCCGTCGAACCATCTTACCTGAATCCTTTTCGTGCTGACGAAGAATTTCGTCAGACTTAAGGATAGCCTTGCAAAGATCTTGCAAGTCAGAGATAAGTGGTTTCCAACCAAACTCAATGTTGAGATACTCATGCCCAATCGCCTTTCGGCGTTCTTTGGGACTGAGATTACGCCACAAACGTAGCGTAGATCCAATAGCGGCAGGAACGCCGTCATGGATCAACTCTCCAAGAGCAGTGGTTAGATCGACGGTGGGATTCGAGGGGGAACACATTGCAATTGCCTTAGTCCCCCATACATCCAGATCGTCTTTTGAAGACGAAACCGGAAATGGGAGATGGTATTGCAATGATCCTGGATCAGCAGGCAGAAGCGGACCCCGATAAACGGTGTCCGTTTGAATCCTGCCACTGGGCCAGGCGTCGGTTGGATCCGACGACCGACTACTCCTGATGGTAACCTTTGGTTTCTCAACCTCAGACCACCATTTCAGTGTGTAGAAGGGTCCTCCCAAATCTCCGTGGAACTCGCCGCGTTTGCGGCGGAGCCACAAAGGATGACTTTCAGTATCAACCATCTGATACCCGCCAAGATGAGCGTCAAGGAATGCGGTACTATCACTCACGAACTTGTCCTGATGGACATTATCCGTGACGCGATCCTTAATGGATCGCTCGATGATACCTACACCACTGACACCGTCAAGGGGCAAATGCCTCTCGCGGTGAACAAGCGTGTTATCCTTCACCTCCTTAGCGGCCGGAAAGCCATACGGTTCTGTGAATCTCTTGAAAGAGACGCACAAAGACCTCCCTAGAATGCACTGCAGACAGGGAGAGACACATGATGTGCCAGCGTTCTGGGGCCCCTTTCGGGGCC